TCTGTGCAGTGATGCCAAAATCATTACCAGAAAGATTGATATTCTCTTTGATGTATTCATGCACTTTATCATATGGTATAGTATTAGATATACGTGCTACAATGAATAATAATCTGAAGAAATCCTCAGTATTCTCTATCTGCTCTGGTATAAATACAGACTGCACAGCTTGATCTCCCTTATTAAAGATAAGCAATCTATAGAGAACATCATCTTCAAATCCACCAAATTTCTTATTCATTTCTACTCCAGAAACTTTCTTCTCTGTAGTGGATGGTTTACATAGAAATCTAGTAGGGAAATCTAATGCTCTGGTCTTTCCTACTTTAGTACCATTCTTATTAGTCTGGCAATAATTGAATACTCCAAGAAGAGCATAATATTGACCATACTCTTCTGCTACTCTAGCAACAAAATATTCCTCAGGTACAGCATAAATAAGCTGTCCATCTCCATTATATAATAATGATTCTCCATCTCTCTTTAAAAATGGAGGTACTCTAAAATTAGCCATATTAGAATCTCCTCTCTATCAATTATTATAGAGTTTCAATTTGTAAAAGTAGATATTTTCAATTATATAATATTACTTTGAATCATGATAGCCATGTTGCTCTGTTTATGCAGAAGCTAATAGGCATCATGTATTACTTTTTATCAAATGGGGCTTTAAACCCAAGTGTATTCATTATCTATCTTGAAAAGAATAAGGCCAGCGACAGCTGTTAAACCAAAAACCTTATTCTTTTTTATTTTTTGGCAAAGAAAACCCGAGTACCATATAGGTACTCGGAATTGTTCTTAAGACTCATATACATAGTACACAGATCCAGTGGCTAATGTACTCGGAGCTGAAGTGCCTGTAGTAGCACTCGTCGTTATAGTTACATTAGCGCTACCATCAAAGGACGCTGAACCAGTGACAGCTCCAGATAATGTGATCGTCCTAGCAGTAGCAAGCTTTGTTGCAGTAGTAGCAGATGTAGCACTTGTAGCGCTACCAGCACTTGTAGCATAAGCTACACTAGCACTCTTTACATAGTCCTCTGTAGCATATCCTGCACCATCTACAGCATCTTGAACAGCCTGTGCTGCGCTGTCTGCATAATCCTTGGTAGCATAATTATTTTTAGCATCTGCAAGTGACTGCGTAGCATCGTCCATAGATTGCTTATATGACTGCTGAAACTCGTCAATATTATTTTTGAGCTTGGTGTACAAATATGAGAGAGCGTTGAGATCCATGATCTTAATCTTCGCACTCATATAACCATTCACCTCCTATTAGAACGATGTTGAATGGCTTAAATTATGCCGATGCAGAATCAGCTGCTGCGCAGATAGAGTCAATCTCATCATTCGTCACTGCTTCGATATCAACTTCCTTCAGATATCCGGTAAGATCCATCTGAGTAGATCCGATCAACTCGAACGAACCAGTAGCATCATCACCAGAACCTGTAGTAATCCACAGATACTCGCTATAGATATTGCTATCTGTTGTAGCATCATCGCCTTCAGCAGCCGGTACTAAGTAGATAACCCCCTTAGATCCAGTAGCCGGAAGAGCATCAACGATCTGGAAATCAAATCCAGTAATAGCTCCAACTGCCTCATCGGTATAAGATTTAGCAGATGCTAATGTGGTGCTATCTCCGGTATCAGCATAGCTCTTAGCAGAAGACAGAGTAGTTCCATCCTGAGTGTCGGCATAAGACTTAGCAGAAGACAGAGTGGTAGCATCCTGAGTATCTGCATAACCCTTTGCAGTTGTCAGATTATCTGTATCAGCCTGCTCAAGAGCCTTAACCTTAGTATCGTAATCAGACTTAGTAACATAAGTGTCAGCAACTTCAGATGCTACAGCATAGCCAGCATCATTCGTGAACGAGCTAACATTAGTCGGAGCTCCAGTAAGATCGGAGTAGTTTCCACTAAACAGATCCTTGCCAGCTTCCTTCTTAACGAACTGGGTTGTGATTTGTGACCACAAATGGGACAAACCATCTTTTGATAAATACTTCTGAGAACTCATAAACTGTTCCTCCTTTATAAAATATTAAAAATGATTGGTCTTATAAATTGTGAAAATTTAGATACCATTTACACTAATGTTATTTTTTACAAAGTCATTAATATGAGAAAAAGGAAGGTGCTCCGATTAAGGAGCACCCATCTAATGGTAAATAACTTTCACGAATAAAAGACTAATCATCAACTTCAGAAGACTCTTCATCTGTAATACCCTCTTCCCTATGGATATCCTCTTCAGTCAATTCACCAGATGTAATAGCATCAATATCAGAATCAGAGATAGAATCTACTACCTGGCTACGTACTACAGTACCATCATAATGGTATACAACAAAGTTACCTGTCTCAGGATCATTCTCAATATTTACTATCATATTACCCATAGCATCCTTGATATCTGACATATCAGCAGCAAGGGAATTGATAGACTCTTGAACACTAGAATCTCCTTTATCAATAGAATCCACAGTATCACTAACAGTATTAACTTTGTCACTCAGATCATTAAATCCTTCAGATAAAGTATCCATCTTAGCACTGATAGTATCCATAGTATCTACAATACTCTGTAATGCAGTACTCATACTATCCATCTGTGTATTCACATTATCTTGTAACTCATTCATTCTTAAACTGATAGAGTTCATATTACCAAGCATAGTCTTATATCTCTCATCATATGCTTGATCCATACCGGCAACTAAACTATCTGTATGGACTAACAATAGTCGCATCATTTTAGAAGCGCCGACATCATTTAGAACTTTAATATGCTCATTCAACATGCTTTACCTCCTTATAATATTGCGACTATTCATCTTCTCCATCTTCAGCTTCACTAGCCATAGCATTGAGGATATCACTAATAGTAAGTCCTGTAGATACAGGTACTTCTGTGGTATCTCCACCAAACTTAGTAACTTCAAGAGTACCTTCATCAGACTCAATATCTGTTACCATGCCCTTCATCTCTTCCTGGATAGTAGCTACATTAGCAGACAGCAATGCTACTGACATGTAACCATCCTCCTGAAGAAGTTCAGAGTTAAGCTCTTCTACTACTTTATCATAGACATCCTGGATCTCATCATCTGACATAATATCACATGTACAAATATCTATCCAATCTTCCTCAGATCCAGTGTATCCATTCTGTACAGCGAGGTCATAATTAGAATAACCTCTCTCACCTTTTTCTCCCTTAAGAGAATCAATAAAATCTTCTTCTGTCCCATCAAAGCCAAGATATGTAACAGCTATCTCATATGCAGATAAGCCATCACTACCCCTATCTCCTTTAAGAGAATATATCCAATCACTCTCAGATCCAACATAGCCATTGTCTAAAGCAATTTGATATGCTGACTTACCATCCATTCCTTTAGGATTTGCAGCAACGAAAGCTAGGCAAGCCGCCATAGCTTTTCTAAGCTCATCAATATCTTGCTTTACACTAATTCCTCTGACAGGATCAAAGATGATATCGCTGACTCCTCTATCGTAATAAATATTACCATTAGGGTCAACCTTTCTGACTCTTCGGGCTTTACCAATCATTTGAGTAGCCATAAATCAACCTTGCCTTTCTATATAGATTACTCCTCAGATGTGTTCTCTTCTGTAGTATCCGCTGACTTGAGAGCTTCAATCTCTGCTTTAAGGTTCTCAATCTCATTTCTGAGTACTGTGACATCTACATATATACTCTCTACCTTTTCAGCAACTCCAGCACCATTCTCTGTAACTATAGTATCAAACTCAACACCATCCTGGGATACAAGTAATTCTCCATCAACCATCTTCAAGTAACGTACTCTAGTATCATCATCAGGAGACTGTACTGGCTTAGAATCTGTATATAGAACATCTACATCCAGAATAGTATCAGATGTAATGGTTACCACATGTCCATACTGGGTAAGAACTCTAATAAGGCATTTATTCTCCCTCTCTACAGACTCAAACTCATAGCCATCTCTATTACGTAACTTAGGTCCTTTACGTCTACTGTCTAATACTCCAGTATTAAGATAATTCGGATCGCACAAATATCCCTGTTTTTCCGTAACATGAGCAGGCTTCTTAGATACTACAGCAGCAGATACTTCAATAACTTCGCCACTTACTGTATTAGTGGCACCTTTCTGAAGATATTTAAATGTACCATACATACCTTTTTTGACATCTATTTCTTTGGTTGTTCCATCATCAAACGATAATGAAATAGATACTGTAATCTTAGCTTCACAATTCGCTTTCAATAGCATATCAATCCACCATCACTTTCTACAATATTTAATAATTAAACTAATGTTGCGGAAAAAAGGAGTGCCAGCTGTGGCACTCCTAGGTATTTTAACTAAACTTGATTTAGTAAAGATTCAAATATAGATGATTCATGTGTTGCAGTTGCTTTCTTTTTAGATCTATTGTATTTTAGGCCATCCATTCCTAAATTTGCTGATTTATATAGCATATTTGCCATTTTGGATCTAGCCTTTGCATCATCCATATTTTTCATCGGATTTTGTATTTTTCTTCCACTTAAAGTATCTCTATTCCTATTTTTATTTGAATTATACTTCTTAGAATAGTCATGATTACCAGATTTTAATTCATGTGCACGCATAGTTGAATACTGTAAATCAATATCATCTTTAAGCTCATTTACAGCTATTCTATCACATTCAACCATAATATTCTCAATGCTCATATTCATATTAATCATAATTATGCCTCCTCATTGATGCATTTTTTTAATTTAAAGTTAAAAAATGGGATGCTATATAGCATCCCACTTATGCATCATTTAGAATGCTTTCTATCATGCCTATGTTTGTAAAAACTTGCATCTCTCCTATCGCCAATCGATCTTTCTAAATCCATATTGCATAATTTCTGCTTCAGATTTTCATCATCAATTCCCATAATATTAAAAAATGCATCATAGAATTCTTTTATTGAGCTCTCTGTACTCATCGATGCTCCTCCTATGTTTCTTCATCCCGTAAAATAATTTCACCATACGATGTAGATGCAGCTACTCTGTCCAAAGTATTCATATGCCTATCCAGATATGCAATATTCTTTTCCTGCTCGTTCTGTTTGTAAGTAAGCTCTATTACACGGCTATTAAGTTTTTCCAATTGTCTTTCAAGTTTTTCTATTCTATAAGAAAAAACTTCAACGCTTTCTTCTTTACTACTCATTTAATAGCATCTCCTTAGTCCTGGTTCTGGTTTCTTATCAAGCTTATTTTTCATCTCATCTTCAAGCTTATTGATTATTTCAAAGAATAAACTCATATCGCTAGTAGTGATTCCATATAAAGACTCTATATTATCTTTATTATCTTTACATGTAGTCTGTAAACTAGTCACTACATCTACAAGATCATTATTGCATTCAATAAGCTTATTTATACCCTTATCAAGATCATCAATCTTCTTTTCGAGTTTCTTTATTCTCTTCTTAAGCTCATGAATCTCTTCATCTTTTGCAGATGCTTCTGAGAGTTTTCTCTGTTGATCAGCAGCTCTTTGAATAAATGCATTCAAATCTACATCATGAGATGCTGGATCATTATATTTAGAATCCGTAAACATCATGTACATCCTCCAATATCTCTTTGATATGATCAATAAGATCTTGACCAAATTGTGCTGATATATCACCGCTTGGAAGAGCATCTAAGTATAAGATATTCTTGATAAAGTAATACATGAAGATATGATCTACTACACTATCAGATTTCATATTCATGCAATACTTAGCAAATAATACTGTAAATGCTACAATAGTCTTAGAAGTAATCTTATCAGGAGTTACTGGTGTAGAAGCTGCTCCTAAATGTCTTGGAATGCACTTAGTAATATCCCATAGATCATTAATACCTAAGCTGCTCTTCTCATACTTAGCATAAAAAGAAGTCATTGCTCTAGAAGGTTTTTCTATATCAAATTTCTTCAATTTGATCTTATGATTTTTGATAGCATCATGAAAGTCTGTCATCATATATGACTCTTCACAAGCATCTCCCATCTTTCTAAGTAAAGCTGCCTCTTCAGGTTTAGCTTCTTCTACTTTATCAGCAGCTTCATAGAGTTTATCTTTCTTTCCAATAATCATATCAGAATAGAGAGAACTCATATCTACTCCAGATTTAGCGATCTCATCATCAATAACCTGATTAATATCAACCTGGAATTTATCTGCTGCGATTTCATTGATGATCATATTGATTACTGTAAGAGATACAGTATTTCTCATGGCTCTATTAAGAATACCATTCTCTATACACATAGTATCTACGAATCTCTGCACTCCTTCTGGTAATCTGTTGTAATAAGGAGAATCCTTATCACCAGACTGATACTGCTGAAGTACTTTGAATAACTCAGGAATCTCATCTTCTTTGATACTATACTCATTGATAATAGATTCAGATAATTCTGATTTAGAAAGATCAATCTTATCTGTATCATAAGATTCCATATCAAGATATTCACTAAGATCTGCAGGTTCTATATCATCTTCATTCAGATCCAAATCATCGATAATTTTATTAGCTCCTGATTCAGGATCTACTTCAACTTTGACTTTCTTTTCTGATAAGTCTTTATTATCATAATTGAGTACATTTACTGGAGCTGTTTCACCGCCACTATTAGATGGCATATCTGCAATATTTGTAAGTGTGGGATCTGAGTCCCTTACCTCTGCTAACTTCTCAGCAATCTGGTCCACTTGCTCTTCAGTTAGCTTGGTATTTTCATCTTTATACTGATCTGCTATATTAAGCATTTCTTCATAGGCTTTATCAATAGCCTCATTCTTGTTATCTTCTGCCATAGAAACATCCTCCTAGATTGTTTGCAATTTGATCATATCTCCAGTCACTGCTTGCAGCTGTAACTTGATACAGTTTACTGCATCGGGCATGGTATTCTCATTCATTACAGGTTCTCTAATGAAATTATAGAATACTCCATTATCTACCAGAATTCTACTCAGATGATATGCAGTATTCTGCTCTTCTCCCATATATCTAAACTCTAATACATCTTCAAGTCTAATATCATACTGAGCAATATCCTGCACTACTGGTACAATATTAGCATGAATGGCAGCAATTACATTATTAGAATATAATTTCTTAGAGTAAGAATAAGATGAATCTTTATTCTTCTTAGCATCTTGAAGATTAATATTCTCATAGATATGCTTCTTCTCTTTGATAATATAATTCACATAGAATTGCACTACTGTATTGGTGAAATCAGATACAAGGAATTTATACATATAGAATGCATCTGAGTATACATCATCACTACCATTATAAGATAGATTGTAATAATTACAAAGAATCTCTATAATAGTACGATATACTTCTTCTCTCTTCTGAAGAATATCATCTCTGGAACTAGGAGCAGCATCTAATTGAATCTTAAAATTCTGCTCAAGAGAATATGGAATATTAGGCATGGAACCGGAATATGGTCTAAATCGCATAGCTAAACTATCATTGACAATATGAAAAATATAATCAAATGATAATTCATCCAAAATACTTGCTATAGCATTATCAGTATTGACATTATTTATCGTCTGATTCTGCATCAACTGCGGATTGATCATTATATTCCTCCTCACTTCTTGGCTCTTCCAGAACACCTTCAATTAAGCTGAATTTCTTTTCTTTATCATCCCATATATAGGTACTGAAAGCATTTTCACTGGATTCATCATCTTCATCCTTAGGATTAGGAACCATGTAAAGAATTCCATATGCACCTGCCTCTGGAAGTTTATCGACAATCTGAACTTCAAATCCCTTTACATTATCATTATCTGCAGGAGAGTCAGATAAATCATTTGCTAATTCAGGCTTGCTGTTCCACTTACACTTGATAGGGCAATCACAGCACACCTTATTACATGTAGCATTATTCGGAGCTGTCTTCTCCTCGTCAGATACTTCAGTATCATCAACAACTACTGGCTCTTCCTCGGGGATATCTTCAAGATCCATTGTAACGTCAATATAGTAATTATGCATAGTATTCACTGTTTCAGACGGTACAAATAAGTAGAACTGTGCAATATTGTATGTATCTCTCTCATGTCTGAGTACCAATACTGCATTGAATTCTTTATCATCTCCGCTCATGGATACAAGATTAATACCACACTGAGCATCAGATGAGCCTTCAGTAATTTCTGCTCTTACCCCTTCTACTAAGGTAGCACGGCAATCCTGCTCACGGCATACTGGCTGAAGATCCCTGAAAAATGCCATGCCGTCATTATGACGAACTCTTCCGAGTACGCTAACGAACGTATCAGTAATTTTCTTTGCTGAATCATCGGTAAGTCCTTCAATATTTATCAGAATGGCTGCGTAACTCATACTTATTACCTCCAAAAATTTTATTTATGTTTATATAGAGCAGTTTTGTTCAAAATAAAAAAATACGTGAGGCAAATGCCCCACGTATCAATTATCTGAAATCTGAGATGTTTTTAAAGTTACTTGCTAGCGATCCCTGATAGACATCATATTCCTTTTGCTCATATGGATCATCAATATAAATACTATCAGGGATATCTCTATGTGTTCTAGTAGCCATTGGACCTAAGTTCTCTGGGTCTAAATGGAATTGAGTAATATAAGCTTTTCTTGCTACAGGATCATTCTCTAATAATTCCTTTAAGAATTTTTGATCTTTCTCATACTCTTGCTTCTTGAAGTCTACATTAGTCATATACTTAGTGACTCCAATACCCAATTGCTTATACTGTTGCTCAATAGAATCTGATACATCAGAATCTACATTAAGATCTAGAGTAACTCCATAATCTTTATCTAGCTCTATAGTAGCTTCATCTAATTCCTGATCTGTCTGCAGGGTAGTCTTATAGATACCAAAGTTGGATATATTCTGTCCATCATACCATACATATAAAGCTTGCATATATGAGAACAATTGGTCGTCATGAGCATCTGAAGCATGTTCAATTCTACCATTCTTCTTATATTCAAGAGTCTGAAGTTCTTGATGCAATATAGGAGCAATGAATTTATCCTTATGGAATTGAACTCTCTGGAATAGAATCTCGAATAGCCTATCTCTGACTTCTCTAGTATTAGTACCATACTGCTTGACTTTCTGAGGTCTTCTAATAGAATGACCACCTTCAACCTTTTCTTCTAGTACTCTTTCCTTGATCTCATAGTATAGATTCTTCTTAATCTTACTCTTAACCAGCATCTGTAATACTGATCCACCCCAACCTCCATCTCGCTCGATGTTTACTACGGCATTTCGCATATAATTATATACTAATTGTTCTATTAAACCTGCTGTATCAGGCATAGAAATATAATTACAATTGAAGGTTGCTACTACCTTAGTAGTCTTAGAATCAATTACAGTAATAGCAGTAGAGTCAGACTGATATCCGCCAGCAACATCGACTCCCATAATAGGAGGATATTGCATATTCTCTATTGGAGCCCAAATCTTTACTTGATACTGTCCAGCATCTCCAAATAATAATGTAGATCTAGGGTCTTTCATGCACAGAGATTCAATAGTCTCAAGATCTTCTGGCTTAAACGGATTATTGGTAGCAGCTTTAGACCATTCAAGTAAGATCTCGCGTCGGATAGCCACATAATCGTACTCCATTTCGATACACATCTGCTTGAAGTATTCCTCAGATCTTCCAAGCTGTTGATATGAGTAGATTACATGCATAAATGTGGATCTATCATTAGCAGCCATCAATTGATCTAATTGCTCTCTAGTGAAATCATAATAAGCTTCATTCCATTGAGTGGCATTCTCTTTAATAGAATAAGCAAATTGGCCTTCATCTTCTGTCAACGATCCAGGTGTTGTAGTCAATAGAATACCATATGGCGCTCCTGCAGCAATAGCATTTCTTCTTGCAGTAGAGAATGCTGGTACAGCAGCCATATACATTTCTCTATTATAATTAATGAAAGCAAACTCGTCCCAATACTGCATAGCGACAGTCATACCACGGGCTGAGCTACGTGCTTGAGCAGCAGATCTACATCCAGCCATGGTACGTATTCGGTTAAAGTTTGTAGGATGCTCTAATGTCTCTACAGTATTCTTTGCTTTAGCTCTAGTGCCATCTGACATTATCATAGTATCCATTCTTAGATAACTAGGTAGTACTCCTCTCAATTCCTTAAGCTCTGTTAAGTTATCCTTTGCTCTAGAATGCTTCTGATGTATAAATAGAATATCTGAGTTAGAAGTTCTATAATTGAATACCCAGAGATAATGGACTAATGCTCCTGTAGTCTTACCAATCTGTCGAGGTAGCTCTAAGAAGAGATTATAATTATTTAGCATTATGAAATGCATTGCTAAATTTCCTCTATTTAATTGATAAGGTTTACCACCACCTACAGGACCACCTTCTGTAGGGATCTGTACTACTTCTCTTAAGTAATACCAGAAATTAGCCATTACTTCTTTCAATATCTTTGCTTTAGTAATAGCATTTAGATTAGGATCTCTAGGATTTACTCTTAGAAGATCTCTGTCATATAATATAAGAAAGAATGCATTATTACGCCTGCCTGTAGCCATTAAGTAATTATGCATATCTAGGAATGACTGATTAGTGGTATTCCAATGATAAGTGACTGTACGTGTCACTTGCATGGGCATAATCATACGATACACCTCCTTGTTATACATAAGTTTCAGGGTAATATTATTAAGGGAAACATAATAATAATTACCACAAATTCAAGCAAAGGAGGAATATTAAAATGATTGGTGAAACTAGTTTTTATTTTACTATCAATGATACTCCAGTTACAAGCTCAGATGTTGCTATTATAGTATTCTGTGTGATTCTTGTTGGAGTATTCTTGATTGGAATTATCAGAAAGATTCATACTGGTGGTGTCAAGGAAGTGCTTAATGATGAAGCTGTACTTGAAGTAAAGAAGATTCTTATCAATCAGATGAGTGACATCTTACATGATATTGGTCTTACTGCAGATTATGAGACTTATAAGAATACAGTATTATATGAAGCATTGGCTAGAGTACGTGCATACATCGATAAGAAGGGTGGATTAGTTGATACTATCACTGATGAGATTTCTGATGACACAATTATTGAGCTTATCAATGAAGCACTCCAATTATCTGGTCTCGAAGATTCTATTAAAGAGGCTTACGATTTGCTTGTTACTAATAGGGTAGCAGAGATCGAAGCTACTGAGGATGAAGCGGCTGCATCTGTAGATGATGAAGGTAATTCTACTGAGAAGGCAGAAGATGATGAATCTGATGTTAATGCGGATTTAGAACCGGATGAAGTAAGTACTGATGAAACGTATGACTAAAAAGGTGGAGTAGGCTAAATGCCTACTCCTTTTTTGGTACTGTACTCATAACCATCTCTAATGACTGTTGATCTTTATGCTGAACCATTCTATTATTCAAAGAATCATCCCATGATATTAATACGCTATTATAGTAATCTAAGTCTACATAGATTGCTAAATATAATAATTGGGGATCTACTTCTTCATCAAAGATAATCTTAAGACTATTCCAATCTATATGAGTTCTCACTATACCATCTAACTTAGGATCTCCAGTGAATAATCTAATATCCATAAATGCTTCTGGAGATATACCCATGGATTTGGTATAATCAATAACTTTTCTAAATTCAGAATCAGCCCCTATCATATCATTTAGATCAATTTGTTTACAATCATCCTCATCATACTCATATTTTGACCACACGAATTTCTCCCATCCCAAGTTGTTCACAAGTGGGATGTCTACGATCTTATATGTACAAATATCATAGCTGATTTTCTCATGCTTATCAGGTTCATATTGTGGAATCTTATATTCAGATGGATCCTTGGTATATAGTACATAGAACTGTGGAGCAGGATATCTAAATGTAACCGACATATCTATATTGAAATTTGTCCTCAGCTGTCCAGACATCTCTCCATCATCAGGTGCTAATTTATCCATAATATTAGCATGAATATTCATCATAGGAGCTCTTAAGAAATAATCATAATTTCCAGTAGCTTTTCTGAATTTATACATGATAGGAAATGCTGAATGAGCATTTAGATATCTAGTAAATCTTATAGGATCTTTTACTTTCTGATTCTCTATATCTACATCAAATCCTGCCAATAGTGCAAGATTACATAATACATCAGAAGGAATATGAAAGTCCATATCTCTATCTTGAGATTCTGTAGCTCCTATTCTAAACCATATCTCCATCTTCTTGAAGAGGTCTAGTTGTTGAGCTCTAGAATATAGAGATACTCTATAATTCACTTTAAGCTCTACTATCTGCATATTCATCAATAGATATAATCCATTAATACCATCTCTAAAGAATGAATCTCTAGACCAACTTTGGCTAGCCAATAACTCCGGCCCATAGTTGTACATATGCACATTTTCTAAATCAAAGTCAAAGTTCAATTGTGGAGTAATGGTAAGAAATGGTTTAGCTTTCTTTAATCTCTCCGCTTTACCCAATTTTCTATAATCATCATATACAAATTTCTCATTGACATGAATACTATTATATCCATTCTCTTTCTTGAAATAATCTATAGGCATCTTAGAAAGAAACCAATCTCTAGCATATTCTACCCCCATTGAATATGCATGAGTAAAAGATGGTATGCATAGATTAGATCTCATCTTTATTTCAAATCTGTCATCTCGTTGCTGTTTAGCAAACAGGGTTTTAGGATCTATAACTCTTATAGCCATGGTAATTACCTCCTTATCTCGATGTTTCGGAGTATAAGGGACTGAGAGTATTACCTCTCAGCCCATACTATCTCGTATACCTCTCTAATAGAAACTTAATCCATCCAATCAATACTACTACTGATAATATAGCTAGTATAGATGCAATTACTATGCATACTATAGTAACCCCTATACTTGGAGGTGTATCAATGAGTTCATTGACGATAACCCCCAGCCAATAGCCTATCCCTGCACATGACACTGATAAAACTATCAGACATCTTATGAGGATACTCATATATCTACGGGTTCTCATACAATCGCCTCCTTATACATCGATGTTTAAATGCACTAAGAGACAAAAAAAGAAGAGGCCGAAGCCTCTTCAATTCCCTTTCTTTAAAACAGATCGCTTCTCATCTTGTCTTTAATTCTCTGGAATACTCCCCAAAGAATATTATAGATACAATAGTTTATTAATAAAACTAATGCAAATACAACCCAAGATCTGAAATCCATATATGCATTATAAATATTATTATATACCATATAGCAATATCCACTGAGTAACAGTAGATCAGATATAAGTAAATACAAAATGCATATTGTCTGGTAATTGGCTACCAGAAACCTTTTCATTCTAATGAGTCTATATTTCAAGATCTCTCACCTCCTCAAGTATATAGTATATAATGGAGATAGAATGCTATTCCCATCCCCATCTTTTATTAATTTCTGCCTGTACAGCGAGATCTTCTGCATTATAAAATCTCTTACCCATATCAACAAATGAGTTTACATTGATTAATGTATCTCTCTGAGGGCATACATAATCATTGAATTTCCCATCATTTCTAGATATCTGCATTGCAGTTCTTGGATTATAGATCTCATAAGCTCTTACAAAGAATGCTTCATTAATAATATGAAGAATATTAAGAGCATCCCCATCGAAATCTGCATTCATCATAGATAATACTCTAAGAGGAAGCTTCATAACAAATGAATCTGTCATTCCTACCACGAAACAGGCCAAAATCGATCCATAGCCTAATGTAGGATTTCTATTAATTAAAACCGGAAGTCCACGGCCATTACAAGAGCTATCAATAATAGACTGAATAATCTCTTTTACTCTTGGATCAATATTCAACGTGGCTTTATACCAGATTCCGTATGCTTCATCAAAGGATATATTATAGCTACGTCTGAGAATATTAATGATTCTCTGTTCTAATACAATTACGAGCTCATAATATGGGAGAATAACCTGATCAATTTCGAGAGTAGGATCTTGGATAATAACTGATCGTCCGGTGAAATTATATCTACCAGATACCAGATTTCTAAAGATTCCTTTTTTGCCTTCCAGAATACTGATCACTTCATTATAGAGCTCCATATATTACATCTGGAGTTTATATAAGTTCTGATTCTTCTGCTCTTTATTTCTGTCAAATCTGGTTTTATTCTTATTGACAGAATGAACAATGGCATTCATCATATTATAAATACCATTAGTACCCTCATATTGCATTGACCGGCCTGTTACTTGGAATGGTCTAAGATGCGTTGTAAATACCGGAATGGAATGAGTGAATACTTTATCTCTGTCTTGCATAATCTGATCATAATATTCTCTTTTAGAGGGATACATCTTCACATAATATGCCATGATCTCATCGAATCTCTCTACGAAATCAATCATTCCAATACCATAGAATGGTTCATTCTTTGGTTTGTCCTGCAATTCCTCCACTTTACCATCTCTATCTTTAGTACCTTGAACATTCAGAATATTATCAAGCTTACTATGTTTACCAGCTCCAGAGCCACACAGAAATTCTATCTGCATATATAAAATTGGATGAATAATCTGATGCTCATCGAGCACCAGCCAACCGAAATAACCAAAGTCATCATCCATATATCTCACTCTAGTACCGCAGTAGCCGCAATACAGTCCATTATTGATTCTAGAATGTAGTCTACCGCATTCACATTTATAACGATCTATGAATGGATTCTGATCTCCTAATGTCTGTCCAAACTTAGATGAAAAGATTCCATTCGGATCTTTAAGATCTTTCTTAATCCCCCTGGCAGCAGAACAAATGAATCCTCTATTATTGAGAATATCTTGTTCTCGCTCTATGTCAAGATTTATCTTCTCTAATTGAGTAAGATACATATACATTGGATCATCTGGATATTGGCAAACCTGTGTTGGTTTATCCAATGGAGATGATATCTTTTGCATAAATAATGAATAATCATTCATATACTTTTGTGCTGTTGACATTTTGCCACCCCTTTCGTTTCAATACATATAAATTGTTACTCCATAATTTATTTCTTATGCATGTGGAAATACCATAGAATTACATAAGGGACATTTGAAATGCGTTCCTTTAGGATTGATTACGATTGTTTTGCCACACATACATGTGGCAGATTTTCTTTTTAATGATGATAGATATTCATCGCTTGTCATATAGTCTATAAGTCCATCTAAACCATCAAGATTAGATGACTTTCTAATGTCTTCTTCATCATATTTGTCTGTCAATATCATCATATACTAACCCCTGCCTTTGATAGCCAGAAGCATATCATTCAATTCTACATTGATTTTTGCTAGATCCGTTAATAGATCTGGATTAGAAACCTGCGATGACATATCTTCAATTTTGGACATGCTATATAATAATTTAACCTGCATATCCTGTTTACTATAATTTGTACTCTGTTGAGTTTGCCCCTCAACTTTCTTATTTTCCATTATCTCATTAAGTACTTTTACTGCAATATCATCTGCTTTGGTATCATACAGATATCTCAGCACAGTACTCATGGTAGACGTTGAAATTGTAACATAATTTGTATCCATTCTTTTAATCTCCTTTCTTTTGATACAAGTATATAATATATATTCATATCTGATTTTAACAAGAAAAAATATTCCTCCTGGCCAACCACAGCCAGGAGGAGCGGACAATATGAACAACAAGTATTAGCAACAACACTGTTTACACAGGGAGGTACCATGGATTTTGCAACGAATCCATTTATCTACATGTTGTATCTGTGTTGATTTTAATCATCCATAGAGAATGCTTTCCATGGATCCATTTCGACTGTATGTACTACAGAATCATGGAATGCTTTCATGGCGATATTCTTAAGAGTAGAAGGAATTACATCAGTCATAACTCCGACATTTCTCATGTTAGGACCCAGCCTATACCAGATATTACCAGCACACTTAGAGCAGAATGCATTCTTGCATTTACACATAGAAGAGAATCTAAACTTAACAGATTTTCCTATATACTTATCCATATTCTGAGATGTAAGTTCTACTAAGCTAGAACCTACAATCATCCATGAATACATCCAATCATCTACATTCTTCTCAGTAAGCTTCACAGTAACATAATTCTTTGTATGACAGTCTGACCCTTCATCTAATAATCTAAGATGCTGAGTCATAGATAAGAATAACTTCTCCCAATAACCACCCATGGATGTCTTCTTACCACGAGAATATGGACCCGCTGATAATGAGTTTGCTACAATGGCATACTCATCTGCAGAGATTCCATCCATATAATTGGAGAATGCTATATTATATGTTTTCTGAGCATTTGGGTCAGGATTCTTCATTGCACCCTTCATAATGTACATATTCTTGAAGTTGTTATCAATAGAACCTCCTGCGCCAGAATTGAAACCATCCATTCCAGGATCATTTCCAATATAATCTACAGCATATTTGAGAAGTTCTTTCTCCATATCCTCTACTACTTTTACATCACCTGCATCTAATGCTTCTTTATTCTTCTTGATAAGTTCAGCTTTCTTCTTGTCTACCTTATCAGTCAAAGTAAGCATTTCCTCAGACCAGCTGCCAGATAATACAGTAACAAATTTCATAAACTCCTGAGTCTTCTCAAGGAAGTCTTTCAAATCTGCTATAGTGATTCTATCTTCCATAAGAGCATATGATAATTTCTTCTGCATTTTTCCATAAGCTTTCTTAGTAACAGGAGAATTTACATATCCTATTACATGTGACACATGTGGCTCTATGAAATACTTATTGAATATCCATAATCCAGCAGTAGTAGTAAAGGTATTCTTATTTGGTTTACCACCTATAACTATCTTCCCAGGAGGTATCTGAAGAGTATCATACTGATAGCATTTAGCTTTACCAGCAAACTCTCCAAATAAATCTAATACAAATGATTGAGATACATCATCCTCAGTCATATTGAGAAGAGTATCCAATACTTCCTGGTTTCTTATAGGCTTAGATACTCTGATTACTTTAGCCATAAGTATCTCACCTCTTTTTTAATAATATGTCTGATATGTGATCTCAATGCCCTTAGTCAGATCAATCAATGGCTCATTAGACATATTAAACTGAGTTACAGGTAAGATATCCTGATACCATACATAGCCATCAGGATCAGTAACTTCCCATGCCTGACACAGAGAGAACTGATTTACTAATGCAGAATTGATACCTGTAGTAGCTACGAAATAGTCACGGCAATCATTCTTATTAATAAGAAGAACTGTCTCAACGTATAACTCAGCTTCTGTTTTATTAGAAGAACTAAATACATTAGCATCAAGCGGAGTACCATCGATATACTGTGCATACATCTGAGGATCTGTCTCAGGTTTCTTGAAGTAATATGCATAGTATGAGTCTGCAATTGTCTTTCTTCCATAATAGAATTCTCTCATAGATGGAGCTAAGTCATTATCTATAGCCTGATATCTAAATGGAATCATATTGATAGGCTGAATTCTCTTGGTGTAATCTACATCGTATACCTGAGACTGTTCTACACCACATCCACCAGTACCACAGCAGAATAAGCAGATCTTTCTTCTAGTATTCTGAGATACAATTTCAGCAGGTTTATCCAAACCTAAGTCATCATTATATGTAGGGAATGAAATAATATCATCAAGACCCCACTGTAATCCAGCAGTCCATTGAGCACCAGATACAAGAGTCTTATTATGAAGAATCTTTACTTCGCCAGTATCCAAATTCTTTACATAGATACGTGTTCCTTTAGGACCACCAATAAATCTATCAGCGATTGAATTAGTGACGTTTACGCCATCTAACATGATTCCGCCTCTATCGAAGACCAATTTCTTCTTAATCATATTTAGAAATCCTCCTTGAATAAAATTATATAAATGTTTCGCTATGACTAAACATACCGGATTGATACTGAATCTCTGGAGATGCCACCATATTCAGATACTTCTCTGGTAGTCTTCATCTTGGTTTTCTCTTTAGTGATTCCTATATCATCTTTCTGATCATATACATATGCTACTTGAGATACATTATCTCTGATACTTACTTTCTCATCTATCCATCTTGCATTTCTTACTGATGAAATACCATCTGATAGAATTCCAGATTCAGATCTGGCATCTCTATATTGCCTATAGGATTTATACCAATGGTCTACGATCTCTGGTTCTTGCTTAAATGTAGCGGTATTTTTCTGCTTAGATATTCTATCATTATTGGGTAAGATTTGCTCTTTTGGATTAAAGAATATCTTGAATAATGCATCATCTATAATCAATACGGTATTATGCAATTTATCATCTGAGATGAATATAGTATTCAAATCAAGAATAGTAACTTTAAATGACTTAAAGAAATTGATGATATCCATTACATATACTTTTACTGCTTCTATAGATGCTGCTGGTAATCCGTTGAAGATATATGGAACTAATCCCATATCTAGATATTCCTCCAAACAGCAAGCTATATTATATACTTCTGTGGCTATCTTATCATTTCTCGTTTCATCACTCTCTTCTAAGAAACTTAAATATCTCTCATATAAGTCACTCTTCTTATACTGAAGAAATTCTGCATAACTACTAGCAATAGTACCCTCATCATCAATAGTGAAGTAGTTCAAATTGATCTTAGTAAGCATAAGAGAATCATAGATCTTCTTATAGAGTCTATAGATTCTAGCATTATTTGCATTGAGCATCTCATGTACCACATGATCATAGACATTCTTATTCTTAGTATATACTTCCATGAGCTGATTAAAGGAGAATATACCAGTAGGATTAGCCCAATCGGTAACTCCAAGATCTTCCATAGTAGTATAACCCTTCTCCCAGAGATAAGAAGCAATCTCTGACATATCAGCATCAAAGTTGAATCCTAATATCTTAAGACTATCTTCTACATCTGTAATGATTACATCTTCTGTACCATAATATACATGTGCTAAAGCATACATGTAGATGAATGCATCCATGATAGTCATAGTTTTACCAATAGCAGGTACAGTAAACATTACAAGAGATTTATCTATATCATTATTCATAATCAGATTAATGAAATAAGTAATCTGGAATAAGTAAGAAGACATAGAATATACTGACTTAATAGACATATACTTAGTCCTAAGCATATTGAAGTTATAATCAAGAATTTCTTGTCTAACTTCATCCTCAGTATAGTCAGCATTCCAATATTGGTCAGATCTGATAACCTCCTCATAGTCCATGATATTAGCTTCAGTCTTTATAGCATCATCTGGTAATTCATCTATTCCTACTTTCAAGAAATTCAGAGTATAACAAGCATCTTCATCTTCTACTTCTTCACCCTCTTCATTCAATTTAGTGGCAAATACATAATTACCATCAGAATCTTGCTTTCTATTCTTTAAAAGATAATACTTAAATACTTCTATATTATCAAAACCAAAGAGAGATACAATATCTACTATACATCTATCAGTAGACTTATATTTGATCAACTTATTCAGATTTCTAACAAGAGATATTTGATATCTTATTGGAATCTCTGGGAAGAATTCTACACCAGAAGCTTCAAATAAATACTGTACGGTTCTGATATCAAAGACATCTTTTCTAATTAAATACTCAGGTATCTCATTAATCATATCACATACAGTCTGGAGAATAATCATGACTATCATGAACTCCTCATAATAATCTGACTTATAATTATAAGCCTCGTCATAATAAGATCTAAGATAGATAATTCTATTAGTCTCCAATAACTCCTGAAATCTGGCTCTAAGTTCAGCCTCATCGCATTCTCCTACATAGAGTGGTACATACTTATCAGCTTTTCTAGCTTCATATATATCTACCTTTCTCTTGCCAATATACTTAAGATATTCAGCATCTGGATTCTGCTCTAATAGAGTATCTATTACTCCATTAGTCTCTAAAGCTTTAATTACATCGATATCATATTCATGAATGAATACTCCTTCTTCTATATATGGCTTTAAAGTATCTGGAACAATCTCTTCTGGTAATAGAATACCTTGTTCACCCATGGGAGGAAGACCATTATATACTCTATAATACTCATTCTCCTCTTCATATCCAGCGATATATGCAGGAGTGATAATAGATACTAAATAATCTCTATACTCCTCAGGAATCAGATCATTATTATGAGACCATTCATATATCTCTTTACTGGTAATACTTGGAATCTGGGATATCTCTATCTCACCAAATGTAAACATCGGAAAAGTGGCAAAGCCATCAATACATGCCAGATATAAATCTGATCTAACCAATGATGATTCTGTCTCATTATTATCAGCCTTTACATCATTCTTTAGTATTACTCCATCATTCAAAATTTGCTTGCAATTGTAAACAATCTCATCAAGCATAGGGGTGTCTGTTAGTACTTTTTCAACTTCCATCCAAAGTTTTCACCTCCATCATTAAATTAATAATATGTGGAACAGCAAAAATATGTGGCTGCCTAGCACAGCAGCCACTATTTTCATTTGGAATTACATCATGTTGATAAGCTCTTCAGCCTGATGCTCTGCAAGCTGCTTACCCTTACAAGCTTCAATCTTCTTCTTGAGATTGTTGCACTGTACTTCATACTCACCATCGCTCATACGATGCTCATCATGTCTAGACTTATTAGAGTCGATAAGCTTCATGAAGCTTCTAAAAAGATCTGCTGCCATAGCCTTCTACCTCCTTTACTCAGCGCTTCCATCATCTGTAGACTCTTCGGTTGTCTCCTCAGTAGTCTCAGCTGTTGTTTCTGTGGTCTCTTCCGGATTTCCTTCAACAGTCTCCGGACCCTGATCCTGCATCTCCTGGCTATAATCATATGTCTCATCCTCGACATCATTGATAGCCTTAAGATACTCTACGTCAACTGTAACAGATGCCATATCATACTCAAGCTCTGTAGCCTTAGAGTTAGCCTCTGCAGCATCCTCCTCAGCTGTGTTCTTACGCGGAACCGGATCTCCAACCTTCTCAGGATCATCCTTATCTCTGAAGTAGAATGTATTATCTACAAAGTAGTCACCAATTCCACATGGATACTGAGTACACTCCTGTGCAATAGCGGTATCTCCATAGATTGCTCTTGCTAACTGATTAGCAACTTCATAGTTATCACATACGATGATATTCTTGATCTTAGTATCAAGAATGTGTGCAAATACCTGATGTACAACCATCTTTAATATCCTCCTTACGAATATAATAATATACGTTATTTAATTATAGTGTTGCATTATTGCAAATCCATCATCATTCTGAGTCGTACACTATCCTGATACTCAGGCTTAATCATGTAATATACATATGCTTCAAGTACATCAAAAGCATTGTATCCGCGACCGAAGATGTAGAAATTATTAATGCCGTTCTCAGGGAATTTCCCATACATATCCTCTACTGTAATGAAATGCTTACGATCTCTCTTTACTGTATAGAAATCATCTGTTACTGCAGAGCACTGCGTGCATGGTACATTCATATTATCGGGAGCTTTACCATAATTCAGCTGAAGCTCTGACATATAATCACATCTGAGATTATCATGCGGGCAAGAGTACTTATGTGTAGAATTTGCCACTAAGATGATCTTCTCTTTATTCTCTAATTTGAAGATATCATCATCAGTATTAAAGATTCCATTAGCGATTACATAAGAGAACTCTTCTCTATTGAGTTCCTTCTGTAAAGTCTTGATATCCCAGATCTGCTTAGCAGAAGAAGAGATGAATTTAAGCTTCGGATATACCTGTCCAATGTAATCCAATAAGAGATCGCTTGCTACACAGCAGTAGTTCATTTCATTCTCCATCTTCTCTGTATAGATATTGCAGCCCTTATCATATACATGAAATGGCTGAAGCTTTGTATTAGTATACTCAGCTACCACAGCTGCTCCTCTGTCATTGAACCACTTGGTAGTCTGTTCAGCATTATCATTGGTAGCTCTGCCAACGCAATATACTTCTCCATTCCAAATAGAAATAGGAAATACTCCATAGACACCTGCAATATTACAACCATCTCTGAAGTATTCTGGATGAGGATCTCTTCTCATTCTTGCATCAGTGATCTCCTCTCCATTATCGTCTTTTGTGATTCCATCTCTAAGATTGATAAATGCCTGATTCATTCTTGCATTAAAAAAGAAATCAGGTAAGAATAAGTTTACCATTTGTTTTCCCTTCCTTTCGTGTGATGGTTTTTCTTTATTATAATAAACGTTTGCGCAATATTTAAATACAAGAAAAACAGCTAAATAATTATAATTGTATCGAAAGGAGTACAAAATCATGGCAAAAGTAAAATTCTTCCTGCCTGGTGTAGGAGAGCAGAGACTTCGTGTACTTAACGGATCTCTGGTAGACAAGTTAGAAAAATACCCGCATATGTTTAGAGATATAGAAGTGGGAGCTGTATATGGACATTATCCGGGAATTCCGTGGAGTGGTGGGCGTTTCTCTAATGGATATGCATCGTATCAGGATGTGTATACAGATCTTTCCTTCTATAATGGTACTTTAGGAATTCCTGTACGTTATACATTTACCAATACATTGGTAGATGATGAATTACTGTATGATCAGTTTGGTAATATCGTTCTGAGTGCAGCAAATAATGGAATGAATGAGGTTCTTGTTAATAATGATAACTTAGAGAAGTATATCAGAGAGAATTACCCATCATTCAAGATGTGTGCCTCTACTACAAAGAGAATTGCTACCAAAGAGCAGTATGATCAGTATAAAGGTCAGTATGATTATATCGTACTTGACTATTCTTTCAATAAGAATCCTGAGATCTTTGATTTGGAAGATAAAGAGCATATTGAAGTATTAGTAATGACATTCTGCTGGGATGACTGCCCAAATAGAATGCATCACCAATATGTGACAAATTATAGTAATCAGAATCTGTTCTCTAGTGAGCAGCACTATAAGATGTACACCTGTCCATTCTTTAGAGATAAGAATTGGACATTTCATGAGCATATGAAGAATCATAAGCATATCATTGAGCCTGATGAGTTGTATGATAAGTACGTTCCGGCAGGATTTATCAATATTAAGCTTGAGGGTAGAGGAAATGATATCTTTGATGTAATGGAATCATATGTATGGTATATGGTGCTTCCTGAGTATAGAAATGAAATCAGACTCATGTTTGCAAAGGATATTGCATCAGGAGTAATTCCACAATTAGCTAATCAGCAGCAATCTGCATCATAATAAACTCACAACAATTGGGGTGCTTAAATAGCACCCCACTCTTTTTTGGCATTAGATTCCCCATCGATTATATATTATAAAAGTGTAATAATGGATATTATATAAGCGGATTCGCCGCTTTATTTTATCATCTCTTTCAAGAAAAGAGGTCGGTGTAACAGCCGGCTTCTTTTTTTGTAAGCAAATGCTTATTCAATTAGATATTATATAAGTGAGATGATAAAATACTAAGGAGGGTAAAGCAGTATGGATCTCGAAAGACAACATGTGATGTCATTCGCCTATAGAATAATAGACGAAATGGCTACAAAAAGATACCAAGACATATACAAGTATATCATGGATATGGAAAATGTATACGAGAATATGTCTTTGGAGGATTTATTCAAGATCGAGGAGGGTACTAATAATCTCATTCAAGCACTCAGGAATGAGAATAATAGGCTCAAAGAAAAGATCGAGGATATAATCAATTATTCCATCGTAGAAAGGACTAAGATGTATGGTGAATTCCAAGATAGAAATGTTGAAATCAGAAACTATCTTAGACAATTAGGTAGAATCACTGAATGCATCGATCTTTTGAACGACGGAATTAAACCTAAGAATCCTTATGAAAGCAATGTTAAATGGGCTAAGAAGGATCTTATGGAAGTTAAGCGGTCTGTCAGTGGAGCTAAGAAAGCATTGGCAGATTATGTGGGTGCGGTATATGATATAGCAGTATGTCAGAAGTATTGGAAGTTTTCATATTATAGATATGGAAGTGGCTTTAAACTTGATGATTATGCTAGTCGTAGATTGCATGAACGTTTCTCGTGGTGGATGGATTATGGGGAATGCGTTGCTGAGTATGATAGAAACTGGCTGAAGAGAAAAAAGTCTCTTGAATATACAATAAATTATGATGCTAAGCAAGCATACATGTACTCAGTAAGATCTATAGATGAGATGGAGGGTTTCATCTGTAGTGATGATGATATAGAATACCACAATGAAGAGGTATCTAGATACCTCTCTGATGTATATCGTAAACAGGGATATCTCAGTGGTTCTATTCTGTAACAAAGAAAGGAAGTTCGTGAACACGCGAGCTTCTTTTTTTGTATGATGCTAGATTTCTAGGTTCCGTAAAAGTCAATATTTTCAATTATATAATATCTCCATGTAAACGATAGGTAATAATTATCCCTATCAAAAAATTTGCCACCAGAGAATAACAGATGACACTCTGGAGAAATGGAGGATATTATGAAGGCAAGTAAAAGATATTTAGCAGCGCAGGCACAGGATGAGACATTGGTATTAGATTCTGATTACATCCTTGGGAGCAGTGGTATTCTGCGCGAGTATACCAAACCAAGCACCTTATGCGATACTACTGATAATTTCAGAATGGTTGTAGAAACCATGCATGGGTCTGATGAAGTACTCGATGCTATATCTGAGCAGAGCATTGTCGGAGAAGCATATGCAAAAACATTCAGATATCTGAATAAGGATCTGGATGAGAGAACAGAGTATCCTGGTTCTGATCTTCATATGCTCGCTATCAAAGCGATCATATACAAGATCATGTCTAAGGGTTGCATAGTAGCAGGATCATGGTTTGATGCCATTAATGCTATCGACGCCGGTATTATTGATATGTCCCGGTAAAAGAGAAGGCTCGCTATAATGGCGAGCTTCTTTTTTCTTGTCTAAAACCTTTTTTTAAGAAAGGATGTGTTATAATGGAAGAATGTGTTAGATTTAAATATGGGGTGCCGTTGACCCAATTAGCTCCCCAGGAACGTACAAATAATTATTCTCCTAATGCTTATCATGATAAGGCTAGGCTTACTATACACCATGAGTTTAATGAGTTTCCTAATGTAATTCAATATGATGATGTAAATCCTACTATATATTCTCCTAATGAATTATGCGATATTCAATTCTATATGACTAAAGAATCATTATTAGATGCCGATCTATATAGGCAATTCGTAGGAAATGCTGTAGGTAGATTTAGAAGATCTAGAGCATATAAAGATATTAAAGCAGGACTTATGTCTGCTGGTATGGATCATTGCCAAGTCATGGGATATATTAAAGCTGAAGAGATGGCTACTGTGGAGATGCATCATAATATCATAGGCATTAGAGATATAGCAGTAATGATTACTGAGCATGTAGTAAATACAGTAGGAATCATATCTAGCTTTGATCTAGTTCAAATTCTAATTGAGGAACACCGATTAAACAATGTGCCTATAGTAATGCTGTCTGAGACAATGCATGAGAAATATCATAGTGATCCTAATTCTTTTTTACCTCCGAATATGACATTTGGTAAATGGTGGGAATTATTATATAATTATAGATATGGAATTACTATAGATATAGCAAATAAAGTAATTTGGTATATCAATAAGACAGTAAACTCAGATGACCCATATAAGGATTTTTGGGTACAATTAAGAAAAGATATTAAAGATTGGAGTGGTTATAATGTATATGGCATGGATCCTGGTGTTGATAATAGTATTGGTATTATTCCAGATACCATTCTGGATATTAATCTTAAAAGTATTACCTGATTATATGGTAATAAAGCAAGAGCAACATGAGTTGGAAGAAGACAAATTCTATTATGATATTGACTTTAATGAGAAGGCTAATCTATTAGATCAAATCATTGATGAAGAGATTAAGAGATATCAGATATTAGAATTAGGATATAAGAATCCTGAAGATATATATCTTAATGAAGATACTCAAAAGGAACTTATCAAGAAGATTACTTATAGAGTATTCACTACTAGAATGACTCCTGCTATCATGTCTACTATATCGCATTATTATGTATTTAGTAATGATGCAGAGTTGCAGAAGATCATAATAGATAAAGTATCATTTGCAGTACTGAATCTTACATTGAGTACTAATACTACTACAATACCATTATAAGAGAGAAAAGAATACCGGCGGGCCTCTTGCCCACCGGTTAATTCTCTCGTCTCTTTTAGAGACAATACGGAAAGATAATTGCCGCCGGGTTTGATATTATACACGCTTGCACGCACATGCATTCTATCATTTGGTTTTTAGACAGCGTATCTAAGTTTAAGAGAGATCCGGCGGTCTTGCTACTTGTTTCTTGTACTATGGGTTACAAGAAAAATTTTAGGAGGACTCCTTCAATTTGAGGAGCCAATATTCTCTCCGGCTCCGCTCCAAGGGTAATCGGTACGGAACCGCAAGTGAATATATATGTTTGCGCCGCCACCCTAAATCAATTGCCTCGCTCGCATCTAGCCACTCCTCCTGAGTAACTAGTATGGTCATCGCAATAACCTTCAATCTAGTAATCTGCTGTAGCGGAAATTTACTTCAAGCAACTGGCAGCTGCAGTTAATGATCATGCTTGAAGTCTGATAGGATAATTTACACCAGTGAGCAAATTAAATGGAGAGGAGCTATCCTATCCTGTTGTAACAAAACTTGCAAACGATAGTGACATCAATACTGGCTTAACTATTCTATCTATGATTAACACGTAGTATTAACAGGAAGATGGAAATACTATTCATACTACATGCAATCTACTAATATGTACGTGTAGTAATTAAAAAATAAGATACACTAAGTATCTTATTTCTTTTCTTTCAAATATATATCTGAAAGAATACTTAATAAACCCTGCATAAATTTTACATTTGCTGATAAATCAACAAATGGAATTTCATCTGGTGTTATGCTTGGTAGTATGAAAGTGGAGTTGCCAGTTCTTACCGTAAATCCACTATACATATCAAAGCTACGATAAAATTCAGGGTCAGGTGATGATCTAGTGAGGAGTACCTCTAAAAATTGATTAGAGAGTTTTATCGCTTCCTCAGACCCTCTATGCAGTAGCCTGTAGAACACATCACACAGGAATAACATCATGTGATCCCTGTGCAATTCTAACTTTTTATCATTAATTCCTTTTACATCTAAAACTTGATCTCCAGAGATAGTATCGAATCCATAATAGATTTCCAGATTACCAATATGCATAAATGCATTATAAACGTTTGCAACTTTGAACTCAACATTTTCAAATCTTCTATGCTGACAGCTCTTGCCTAATACAAAGACTGCATCGCTCTTTATAGAGAGGATATCTTTATCCTCTAATTGGTTAGTCTGAATAAATCTTTTACGGAATTCTTCTATACCTTTAGATTTCATCTCAGATAGTTGTGGATTCTCTCGTTGGAGTTTCCCGATATAGATTTCTCTATACTCTTTATTTGAATTAGCTAATATATCATATAAATTCCGATCAATTGCCCCCAGATACAGTAGTATATTTATATTAGCTTTAGCTATATCATATTCAGTAATATACTGCCCTATGATATAAGGAATTCCTGATAAATAGTTTGCTCTACTCCATAGATTACTGGTCATCTTCTTCATCTCCCATTAGAAACTCATATGAATTGATAGGCTCTTTTCTTATCTTGGACTCTTGTCCTAAGATAGCCGCTCGTTCTTTGTCTATATCAAAATTGGCCAATCCTTCCATAGAGAATTGTGTACCAGAATCTATGGCATACATGAGATCATCTTGATCATTTATGATATAGCAATTTATACCATATCGCTGCTGAACAAATTTCATAAAAGATTCAGCAGAATTTCCTACCAAGTCCAAGTTTACTGCCAGAAATATACTCCAGCCAGAATATTGCTCATACATAATCTTCATAAGATTTCTAAATCCTATAGGATCATTCATGAGCCAATTAGCATAATACATATCATAATCATATTCACTTGCCACTTGGACAGGAGGAGGGAGGAGCTCGATCTTCTCAAGCCCCTCCATAGTAGACATAAAATTATATATTTTAAATCCACTAGGTAATATTGAAATTACTCTAGCATCTCCTAAACAAATCATAATTTCCTCCTAAATCTTACTGCTAAATTGGAGTTGGGGAACTGCTTAAACTTTAAGCACAAATCCTCATAATACTCAAAGCCTCCCTCTGTACCCCTTAGAGGAAGCTCAGCAGATAATTTGTCTAAGATCCACGGTTGCATCTGGTATCTAATAGTCTTATTCGCAAGATATTCTTGTGGAGATATAAATCCTGATATATAAATAATATTATTTACCACATCAGTATATCGTGTATCAAACCAAGGTAATACTCCATCCGACCCAATAGTAATACCATAATAGTTCTGAAAATGGTTACATAATTGAGCTACCCATGGTTCATCTATCCCACAACTAATCAAGAATATCATACTACCTCCTTGATGAAGTAGCCCTAAGATTACAGATATGAAATCTACCGGTACATCTGACAATAGATATTCATCATATAATTCAAAGAATCTTTCAGCATCTCCATCAATCTCAGCTATCTTAGCCATTGGTGGAGGTAGTAAGCATGTTCCTGATACTGCAAAGCTGCTATTAGTATCCAATATAGGCTCTTCTGATATTACAGCAATTTTACATCCATCAGCTTCTGCTGCCAATAATGCATTTCGTACATCAGACATGATGTATAAATTACCATATATCATAATATCACCTCCTAATTAGAACTAGAACTAGTAAATGGATTTCCTGCCTGTTCTACCGGAGCTCCTCCTAATTCATCTTCTGCATTAGGAATGAACCCAGTATCTACATTGTATGATGATTCTTCAGAATCTGCTGAAGTGTATGGTTTAGGCTGCTCTTCTACAACCTCGATAGTAGCATCTACTTTCTCTCTATTATCTTTAGCCATCTGTAATGCTTCATCAATCTGCTCTTCAGCTTCTTCTACCGGATCTACCTCTTCTGCAACTACTACAGGAGATACTGATAACTTGGATAATGCATCTGCAAATGCTACATTCATTCTCTCATTTACATCATCCATAGCCTGCTGAGCTTTAGCACTGATAACCTCTGCAGTATTACGAATCTTCTCAGCTGCCTCTTCTAAGCCACTAGTTTCAGATTCCTGCTCTTCTACTTCTTTAGATGCCTCATATTCATCTACCAGTTTTCTAACCTCTTCAGGCACTTCGATCTTCATCTCAAGACTAGCCGGAGTATGAATAGGATGATCTATCGTTGAGTATAATAATTGAGGCTTCTCAAAATGAATTGGCGCAGCATTTTCCTCTTCATATTTTTCAGGAATTGCATTGTCAGATTGATCTGCTAACTCCTGTGTCTCTTCTTCACTGGAATCCTCCACAAATTCTGTATCTACAGGTTCTCTAGTATCTCTAATGATATCAGTAGGAGTTACCTCTTTATTCGGATCAATGCATTCTACCTGCACAGTCTCCTCAGGATATACCATGTCATTCGTATTAGGTGTATCTGCCTCCAATACAGTAGTTTTCGCCTTAACTTCCTTTTCAGGTTCCGGTGTCTTTCTGCTCATTGTATCCAGGCCCAATCCTGTTCTTACCCTAACAGCTTCCACCTTAGGATGATTTCTGTTAGAAGGATTATTATCAGAATGAACATACTTCCTAGGTTTAGGATTGTGGATAATGCTCATCTGATCCGAAGAATGCTTCTTCTGCTTCTTCGGTGGTTCGATCACATCGGTAGGCAGTTTACTAGTGTCTACCTCTTTCACAATTACGTCTCCTCGTCTAAGCTCAAGTTTCATATTCGTTGATGCTCCTTTCTTAATGACCTCATGTGTTTCTTCTAATCTTTGTAATTCTCTTGCACTATAAGATGCTCCACATTTCTTACACTTTATAGTATTAAAACCTGCATCATAGTCTAGAACTCCACCACATATCATTCCAGTGGTCATATCCCTTCTACTGCAATATAGCTTGTTTCCATCCAATGGATATACTTCAGGATAATCTAATAATACTGGACCAAATGCATATTTGTTATAATTTGTGGCAATCCTCAACCCATAGTTCATGAATGAGTCGGTTCCTATATCGTCGATTACATATTTACCCACAAGCTTGGTATTTATGAAATCAAAGATATCACCTGCTACAGATGCAAATTCTTCTCTAGATAAGATTGGCTCTACTCTTTCAAATATGCCAATCATTCCAGATCGGTCTACCTCAAAACACTTACAGCAAAATGGTTTAAGGAAAACCTGATTTTGATATTCTCTAATATTGTCTGTCAGTGATGATTTATTTAGACTAATCTTAGCAATAATGCTAGGAATATCGAGATGTCTATATACAACTCGATGGGTTCCAGATGCGAATCTCTTGAAGCCATAGCATTCCATGACATTCTTAATCTCAGATTCTTTATACTCTATTTTGCTGGTATACTTTATACTAGTAACCAGTTTGTGCATATACTCCAAATCCTTATACGGTATCAATGATGCTAGTGGTGGTGCCATTAGCAAATCATAATTGAAATCCAATGCTGTAGTCTTCTTAGAGTACAGTATTGATAATATATCTGCCCTTGCCATTTATCTCACCTCCTTTGTTGTTGGCTTAATATCTTCTCCATAAATTGTGCTCGCCGTTCGGCATATGTGCTTGTCAATTTATTTTGTATGGATTTGGGTAGATGTATTACATCATCTTCTACATTGGAAAATCTATTCGGATAAGGGTTCTGAAGTGCATTCTGGAAACCTTTATTGTCATAAGTCTTATTAAGTCCACTTCTTCTCTTATGCTTCTCTTCTCTCATGAGAGAATCCACATACAAGGAACCTGCTTGCTCAAGGAATTCTACTAGATTTGCATTAGGATCAATGAACTTATCATGATATTTCTTAATATCATTAAATACTTTAGCTTGATTACTCTGGTAATCAACTCTCTGTCCATACTGTACAATATGGGCGGTCTTCTCAAATTCCATCTCTTCTTTGATCTGTTTTTGAGTACGAGTATCTTGAGGATTATAGATCGCATCTAATTCCTCTTCTGTTATTTCTTCGCCATTATAGGCATGAGCACATCTGCTAATCTGCTTCATATACTCAATTTCCTGCATGCGTCTTTGCTCAGCTTCTTTTCTCTGCTGTTCGTACAGCTGCTGCTGATATGCAGGATTATAATAATTATAGCCACTCTGATTACCATAATAATTGGTATAGGATGGCTGGTAAGGATTATACGCATTTTGCTGTTGCGGATATCCTTGGTATCCATACTGAGGTGCTGGCATCTCATATGGATTCTGTGGTTGATTTTGTTGTGATTGTTGGTAAGGATTATACGCATTTTGCTGTTGCGGATATCCTTGGTATCCATACTGAGGTGCTGGCATCTCATATGGATTCTGTGGTTGATTTTGTTGTGATTGCAGATATGGATTATATGGATTTTGGTTTACTGTAACTTGTTGTCCATTTATCCATACATATGCATCTGCTGGTTGTTGCACACCATCATATTGCCCATTGTAACCATTATACCCTATGGCAGAATAATTCGGGGGGTAACCATTGTACCCTCCACCATTCTGCTGCTGTTGCATAATGAAATTTACAGTGGGAGATTTCATATTTAGCATAATTATCTCCTTTCTCTTCTAATTATATAATATATAACGAAGAGAGATATTGCTCTATCCAATATAGAAAGAATTCTTATAATATGGATATGCTGAAACTATTGTCTTAATATTAGACTTAGTTGTAGTCTGGATAACCATAAACTTATTATTCAGATGCTCCATAGCATCTCCACATACATTAGATACATTCTCTACATTAGATTTATCTCTTGGCAAAACAATTGCTAATGCAGTGGTTAATCTGCAGCTTACTGTAGAGAAGATAAGAGATAATGTTGAATTCATCTTATATACAAGAGATCCAAGCAAATTCTTACCATCACTGCCATTCCCAGTATACTCATGTGAAAATATAATATTAGTATCAATGATATGATCGCATCTAAATCTAATATCAGAAATTGTCTGATCACTATACATATAATCTCTGAGAGTTTTTCTAGCAGAATCTGCTACTGGAAGCATATATGGATCTGAGCATACTCTATCAATAGTGCTAGCGATAGCATCAATCACCATATAGTATACATTGTCGCATACTTTATTTCTAAGAGCTGTAAGAATCATCTCTCTCTTATTGCTTGCTAATTCATATGCATAATCCTGAGATTCCTCGCCTCTAAGAGATTCATTTAATCTCTTAACTTCTTTTCCATCCGATCCAGAATACACAAGTGCTAAGTCAAGCATAGCATCATTGATATTCACATCATGCCAGTCATTATATACTAACTTCTTTGAGATCTCTTTCATCTCATCACTTGTCTTGAGATCTTCAAACTTCATAGCCGGTCTAACTGGTTTATTCATATACATTTTATTATCAAAATCTGCGTGTGTCATTTTTTCTGTGTTCCCTTCTTTTGAATAAAATATAGGGATGCCTCATAGAAGCATCCCCAAGTTAATTATAAAGCTTTAGCTGCAATTGTCTCTACACAGAGTCCTAACTTATTTTCATCCCAATTAGTGAGCTGACGTCTAAAGTAAGAATCCTGTACATATGGTAAAATCTCGCACATATTTAAAACATTGTCGAATGCCATATTGCCATGTGATAAGAATACCTGATTAGCATAGTCTACTACCTGCTCAAATACATAATCAGCATCTACAATACCAATCTTATTCCTAGCATATGCATATACGGCATATCTTACATTGCTGATAATACTAGAATATATCTCTGAGAGATATCTCATTACTTCCTGATACAATTTGCCATAGATAAGATCAAGACTGGCAACGACTGTATTAGTAAATTCTGGATCTTCCTCTCCAGGATTAATATCATTATAGCCCTTATCTGCTTCCGACAGCAGTTTATACATATCTGCATCAGGATCTCCAAGATCCCACATGTCAATAGCAATAACGTTGTCGATCAATCTGTTTTCATAGAGACTCTTAATCTCCTCTTCAGAAAGTGCAACTCCTACATTTGCTAAGGAATTGACAGTAGCATCCATGATGAGCTTATTAGCATGCATCATATTGGTAGTCAAATTGCCATTGATGGATCTCTGAAGATTAGAAAGCATAGTAAGCTTCTTAGAAGATGCATATTCAGCAGCAATCTCTGCATCTGCGTGTAATACCAGCTGTCTCTCGCTCTCACCTTCTTTTGCATCGAGTACACTCATCCCTGTACAGAGATTATTCAGATAGGGATCTGCACTACCATAACTCTTATCGATGACATAAGTATCATCATCATTATCCTTATACTTAGGATTGAATAAGGTATAATCCTCTACCATCTTATATGCGGCATCATGCTCTAAGATAAGTAAAGGATTCTTGAAACTCACACACTGATGCATGATTTTCTCTTTTACTTCCTGATCTGGATTTGCAGGAACTGATTCAACTACAGGAATAGGAAATTCTGCCTGCTTTGAATTTTGTTTTGGTGATTGTTTTGTTTTCTTCTTAAACATTTGGCTTCCTCCATTTTTTATTCATATCATGGGTTAATGAATAATACCCTTTGATATCAAAGTTATTCATGTAAGAGAATTTACATGACTCCTGTTGAATACTATAGCCATATTGCTCAGCTGTAGATTCATGATCAACGAAGTCTTGTAGCATCCTTCTAGTGAATTGATCTACCATATTATTATAATATGATATAATATAGATCAATGACTGTTCTGTATCTTCTTTTAAGTTATTGAACTTGATAAAATCCTGTCTAGCTTTAATAATACTTCGAGCATTAGTAAGAGCTACATGTCCAGGTTGATGATACAATTCTATCTGAAGATTATTAGATACAATTAGATTAGCTATATCTATAAATATCTCCTGATTTAATATAGGCTTTCCATTAGAACCATTCATGATTCCATTATAGGAATTTTCAGCCCAATTAGTAAATCGATCTCTTAGACCGAATATGCACAATTGACTATCTGAAAATAGTCTTATATGGGAGAATTGTTCTTTCCACTTTATTGCAGTCTCTACTCCCATTCTTACTGCTTTGATTTCTGAGTTATTACTAGTAGTATTAGCATAGATATTAAAATCTTGATCTATGATTTTATCTACGCATACCGCTACATAACCACCGCATCCATAATAAGTACCATCTCCGTTCTTATGAATAGATGCATCCGTAAATATATCTAACGATTCATAGTTAAATATATCTTCATGTGTAATCAATATATTTTTCTCCTTTCTTTAGTCTCATGTGTATAATATATATCCATAAACAAGTTTGCTCTGAGAAAAATACACCAGTGGGCTATAATACCCACTGGTTTACAAAATATACTCTAAGCAAATCTTATTCAATTAAATGGAGTTACACCTCTCACTTATTGGATCTGAATATTCAATATCAATTGCAATGGATTGGTAGAATCTTTCTCAGATACTATAGCTCCATTACTTTCAATAATATGTATTGCTCTATATATTGATGCTGTACTTGTGTATCGCAAATCTAGAGATACATCAATATTACACAATCCCCTTTTACTCCCCTGACCTACATAATAACCAATTTGATCAATAATATATCCTGGATCTTGGATAATCATTGAATGCCCCTCTGGAGCAGTGATTTCATAGCATGGTATTGAGGTTGCTGGCTTTACGTATAGAATATATTTCACTAATTGAATTGCGGCATATAAAGATACCAATATCATTAGTACTAAATTTATGTGCATATACCACCCTCCTTTACAATCGAATAAAATTAATAGAGTATATTCCAAATTAAATAATTGTTTTTAAAAGAGAGCATTTAGCCATGGGCTCTACGGTACCCATGGCTAGTGCTAGCAGTTTTTACTCAAACGAAAGGAGCAAATGATTACAAAGAATTATTTGCGATAATGGATACTTGAAACTAATATGCATTCAAAAGAAATAATAAACCAAGAGGAGGAATTATTACAATACAATTAAATATATTAGCGCATCCATTATATTATAGTTGTGATATTTGTAAAAGTATATACTAGCGATTATATATTATAATTGTGTAAATGTGGTTTATACATTCCACATTTGCAATCCCATATACTACTTTCAAATTATCGAAAGGTTGTCTGGTAGCTAATCGAATCTGCCAGACAGAAAAAGAACAGGCCTGTTCCAGCCTGTTCTTTTTTGTATTCTCGGATATAAAAAATTGTTTTCCTCCTTGTCCCCTATAACCCCAATCTTCTTTTCACTTCTGAGTTGTAGAGACTTTAGAATTTTAGCATTTACCTTTTTTTCTTTTTTGATTTCTTCTTAGCTACTTTAATACCAGCTTTCTTCATATTCTTAATAGTATCTGTAGCACCTTTAAGAATCTCTTTAGCTTTCTCTCCGAGGGAACCACCTTTCTTAGCTTCCTGGATTAACTCTTCAAAGTAATCTGCAGATTCTACTGTTAAGATAAGGTTCTTCGGAGTTAATGTATTCTCTCCATCGGAATTGACATCCATGATCTGATTCATGATGGCTCCAATATCAGCACCCATATCATTCGCTGCTGCATATACAGAAGAGAAATCTACATAGTACTTATCACCTTTCTGAATAACCGGAATCATCTCTGGTGCCATTGGAATCTCTTCATCAATATCCATAGTGGAAGTGAGTACTTCATTAGCTTCTGCAATAACAGAAGATGTATCCATGCTATCTGATCTAGAGAAGTCTGTCTGACAAGCTTCTGCTAATAACTCAATACCTGATTTCATAGTATAGGATCCTCCTTTTATGATAAAAATAATATCGATATTAATCGTATGTTGCCGTATTAGAGGGTTTCTTGATCCATTCGGGATGGAATGCTACACAGTTGGATGCTTCATTGACATTGTTGAATACTTGTCTCTGTAGTGATTGATCTCTTAACTCTTGATCTGTTAGAGATAGTAATTGATATCCATTATCTTGTATCTCTTGTACTCTATCCTCCATCAATTGTTTTAATTCATCAAACTTTGGTAGTTCATACATATTTGAAGTATCTAATGAAATAATATTATTCTGTAATATAATCTCATTCTGTGCTTGATTATATGTCTCTGAATATTGTTCAATGCGATCTATTAACTCTAATTGCTCTGGTGTCATAAAATTATAATAGTAATCTATGAATTTCTTGTAATTACCCATTACCTTATTGCATGGTACAAATAGATACGACTTGTGCACTAATTGATGTTCTGTCTTGGATAATGCTACTAGACCTACTACGAGATAGTAGTGTAACTTTGTTACTTCTTTTGCTACTGCTTCTAATTCTAATGACTCATTGTAATAGAGTCTCTTATTGAAAACGATGAGTGTAATATCAAATAATGTAAATGGAGAATGATGCAATTCAATAGATATCTTATTGGAATCTCCTGAAGAGATATCTTCCATGAATGCATCTTGGTTCATATCCATGGAGTTTTTGAGAAATTGGATTAATCTTCTATATTCAATGGATCCTCTTACCTCTTTCTCTACATCTTGGATGAATTTCTTAAAATCCTTATCTGAATAAATATCATATGTCTCTGTATCATATTGTGGTATTGTATCGAATTTTAATACTTGTAATTGATTTGCTTGTGTACGTACTTGAGTATTTTCTATATGCATAATACTATTTGGATCTATCATATCTTACAATATATCTCCTTTCTGTAATATACAAATTATTTGTATTACTATATATAACAAGTATACCAATCGTACTACCATGGTATATCTTGTATCTTTTTGTTGGAAAAAATAAAATATATATCCAATAATTGTAATAATTTATTAATTTTTTAACACATCTGTGAAGGGGATTTTTTGGGTACGGGGAATACGTATACGTTATATGTATTTACGTAATCATTCTTTTTAGCATAGATCATCTATTTTTTATAAATAAAAAATATCTGATCACTCTTTTCAATGCATTGGTTATGGGATTATTGTATATAATAAAATTTTGATTTATAGGCTTTAGGATTTTTAAAATTTTTACCTAGAGGAGAAAAAAAGATAGACTTAATGTTGGGGTAGCACTAAGTCTATCAATATAGTTTTATCTCATTTTGAAAATACGAGTATTACCTATTATGTCCCGATCTCCTTTCCAGCTCTTCTATTCTTTTATCGATCTCAGTATCTTTAATGTAATTATTATATGGAGTATATAATTTTCTTTCTTTGGTATAGACATCAGTGTAGGTTTTTGTTTTATTCTCATTATCTGGTCTAGTATATGAACTAGATCTAGACATGTCATCAATAGCTTCTTCTCTTATATCCCATGTAGTTGGATGATATGGTGAATCTGCATCATCACTTTCATTCATCCATTCATAGAATTCACTTCCTGGTTCTGTTTCAGCATATGCGTGCTTAAGCATAACTTCACTGAATTTATTAGTTACAGCTTCATCCGATCTGTTTACCCCAATATTGTATCCAAATCTTGCTTTGAAACGACATTGAAATGCTTGTATCTTTTCAACCGGAAGCGGCAAATACAATGCCGGTCTACTGTTCTTTGCTACAAAATCATTTGTTGCGAAAAAGTAATTGTCTCTGATTCCCATAATATAAATTGTCCTTTCTTTTCTATATATTTATCTTTGCTATGCAATTCCAAGTAGTACTTATCTCGTATATTTAGCCTCCTTATTTTATTATACTACCGGTATTACAATAATATAATATGTAATCAATTATTATTTTACTCATCTTATAATATAGAAAGGGGTTATTATATGGAAGATATTAAGTTCAAATACATAGAAGATATCTATGTAGTCGCTAAAGATGATGATTATAATATCTTTGTAGCAGCTGTTACAGAAGATGGAAGAAAGTTAAGTTCTTCTATGTATGCTACTAAAGAAGATATAGAGATTCTTCATGGAAATGTATTACAGATGGATGCTATATTCCCACCTGTTAGATGTGAATTATCTACTGGTAAGATGTCATTATCATCTACTAAAGTACTTACTGCAGATAAAGGTGAAGTATTCTCTTATAATATTTCATTATGCGATGGCAAATTCAAATCTAATATGTCTGGTGCTACATTTGCACAATTTAAAGTATCTATTAGATTCTGCTATAATGAGATTAAAGATTCTACAGATATATCTAAAAAGAAAAACCCTTATAGATATAAAGAATCTATTATATCTAAATTCAGAGCAGCAAGATTTAAGAGAAAGATCACCAAAGCAAATAGATCTAAGAAAGGATTATTTGAATGATATGGAGAAGGAATTTACTACAGGGTATGCTATAATTACTTTATCTATTAGACATAGACCAGGAGATGATCCATGCGATAATTATGTAGACATGAAGATCAAAGATATAAATTCTCCTTTATATACTAGACTATGCTTAGATATAGTGCATGCACACACTATAGCAGAAGATATTAAATTTATTCGTACTTTAGACTATGCTTCTATAGTATCTTATACTATTCATGACAGTGATGTAATGAATCTATATGATGATAAATCATCTATAAAGCCATATGAATTATTCTATCAGCATCAAGTAGTAGAAGAAGCTGGGGAAGAAATACCATATGTAAATATAAAGATCACAGATAAAGAGTCTAAAGTAATTATATTTGAATTTGGTATAGAAGACGAATATGTAGATGCTATATGTGATACTATTATTGAAATGGAGGGAAAGATATATGAGTTCGATGAATGGCCTGACAGTGTACGAGAAGCCGATTGTAATTTACTCAATAGAATATTACTCTAGAAAGCTTACTGCAAGAGCAGTACCTTCTATCAATTCTCAAGCATATATGTCTAATGTACTTATATGCGAAGAGACCGCTGATACAGAGAATTCCTTTATATTATCTTCAGACGATTGTATGGAATTATGTGATATTCTGATGGGAATGAAGTCTCATAAGGTACCTACTAATCATTCCTTATTCTCTACTACACTTGCCACTAATGTCAAAGCTACTTATTCTATTATATATGATTTGGATCCAGAGAATGAGTATAATGATATTGATGAAGAGCATGTAGTATTACACATTACTGATACTATCAATAATAGCCAAGCTACGTATGATATTGCTATTCCCATAAGAATGCTTAAAGAAGTATGTGATAATATTATGAAAGCAGTAAATCAGGGATTAGATATGCTGGAGTGTAATAGAAATCTTGAGAAGATGATGACTACTCTGAAGAATGATATGAAGTTAGAGAAAGTACATGAATTATACTTTGAAATCTATGATCCTGAGCCGAAGATGTACAAGACTTCTATCTTAGATGATGGAAAGAATTGGATTAAGACATATAAGATTACTGCTAGAGATAAAAATTCTAATCCTCTTTATTCATTCTTAAGAAATATGCATCTCACCTGTGTTCCTATGGTAGATTATAGAGACTATGGTAAAGAGTTTCTCTGTTGTCCATTTGTATTCTCTGATGAAATGATTGAGATTGGTAAGCAATTTGTCAAAGATAAAGAGAAAGATGCTCATGAAACTGTGAATAATAAAATCGAGGGCTCTAAATAAAGAGCCCTATTTTCATTGCCATTAAAAGTAATTTTAGGCATATATTATAACTATGAATGAGGTATTTAATTTACACTAAAGAAAGGAGCAAATGAAAATGGAATTGAATAACGAATTCACTGTAACTGTAGACAAGAAGAATGCTGAGGTATCTAAAGAGTTTAATACTCTTGGATATAGCAAGGCAAAAGAGATGATTGAACAGTATGCTGATTCACGTACTGTAAAATCGTTTTACTTTGATAATACCTATAAGGGGTTAATCAAAGAGAAATTTGGAACAGATCTGTCATATGAAGATTATATCGGAAATGTGGATCTGGTGACTATCATTAACAAATTCACATACGTGTTATTTGGTAGTCAGTTCTTGGATTTGATCGACGTCAATCCTGGATATTCTGAAGATCAGTATGTAACTGCATTCAAAACTATCGTAGCGGAGTAGGCGTAATGTCTACTCCAAATTTTTACTTCATGAAAGGGTGATAAAGATGAAAGAGATTTTTGCAACAAAGTACGAGATTTTGAAAGATAATGCTCTGACTCTTAAAGATGGTAGACAGGTCTTTAGAATTAAAGCATTAAGAGATATTGATAACCATGAGATTGTTGTTAAGAAAGGAGATCTTGGTGGTTATGTAGCATCTGAGGGTAATCTATCTCAGATGGGAGATTCATGGATAGGGCCTGGCTCTATAGTATGTGGTGGAGCATTTGTGAGTTCCGAAAATGTTGCTGTAATTGGTGATTCCTATATATGCAATTCATATAAGCATGAGTTCAACCAGATTGGTAGAAATGTGAGTATTATAAATTCATATATAGAAGATTGCGATTTTGATATCGCTACAGAAGGTGAGACAGAAATTCTAAATAGCAAACTTATCAGATGTGCATTTGAGAATGCCACTCTTGTAGATATTAGCAGTAGCATCTTAACCGATTGTCACATGTCATCAGCGACCATCGGAAATTCTACCATTGAGAATGCCAAGATTCCACATAATGCATACATTAATACCAATAATTATGCAGTGGTAGACAGAGTTCCAGTATCTATGGTAGTAGGTGATACAATTTTCTTATGCCGGTCTAATCCGGAAACTGATGCTGCTCCATTTATCATTACATCTACAGCATATAAGCATGATGGTAATATAGATGATCTGATCTATAAGATTCGCCATAGCTATGATAAAAAAGAACCTGTTAGTGATTGGTATTATGAGAAGGGTAGCAATTATCATATTATGATCGAATCATTGATTAATATGATAATATGTAACAGTGATGAGGATTATGATGACTTTGATTTTGACCTCAGAAAGTTTACTACTCATGAGTATTATTCTATTATAAATAATACTCTTATTGATAAGGGGGTGAAATAATATGGTAGCTTATTCAGAGAAAGAAATTCTGGTGAAGGATTGTGTATCTGGACCGCAGGCAATTGATTATGATATCGTGATCATTGCTGATAATCATACTATAGGTATGGATCTTAAAACAGCATCAGATCTGGCAGCATCTATAAACAATGTGATCTATAAGGTACTTGAGAAAGCCAACTCAGTACCGGTAGTGCCGAATATGCTTAAGGCACTTATCAATCTTGGCAAGGTATCCAAATTGCATTATTGCAGAATGACTGTCAATGAGGATACGCATATGGTATTATACAGAATCACTGCAACGTTCACTGATAATACCAAGAGGGAGTACATGTTTGAGTGTAAGTTCTTGGATGACTATACGTTATTAAGAGAACAGCTCAATTATGTAAATAATACTCCTATTGTATTATGCTCCCGAGTTGATGAGCCTGACTTAGGCTTATTACAGCAATTTAACGGTGCCATAGGATATAATCTCTATATCGAGTCTGTAGATATAAATGAGGAGATACATCATGAGGCAAGGTAGTTACTTTGAATATCCTAATAGGTATGGTACCGCAGCATTTGAAGTTATTCCACCTAATCAATATTCATCTAGATTTAGCAATAAGATGCTAGATATAGATATTAAAGATAAGATGGGATTAGTTCAGATGAATATTCTAATGCCAGATAGAAAAGCATATGAATTATATTTGGCATTAGATAATGCATATAACCCTAGTGAAGGATCACCTCTGCCATCTGATATTTTGAGGACTATTGAATTACCGCCAATACAGCATTGCAGACATTCATTAATCCTTTATGCCACTCCAGATAGCGCAGAGGTTACTATATTGAAAGTCAATATATTAACAGGTCAATCTGATTCAGCCGTCATAGAAATGATGCCTGATGATAATTATTTCATGGGATTCATGGGATATATGTATTTGAACTTTGAAATGCCAGCACTGAAGAATGATGTGCCTGGAGAATTTTACTATAATCATATAATGGAATACTGATAAGGAGGAAAGTATGGACATTAAGAAATTTATTGAGAAATTTGGAGGCAAGAAAGTAGATAGTATTTCTGAGCCGGAAGATTTCAAAGATCAAGTAGTAAAAGAGAATCGAATCGGTGGTTATATCGATTTCGATTCAATCTACAATATAGACGAGAAAACATCGAAAAGCATCAAGAGATTACAGTCCATGGTAAGGGATTCTGCTACTGAATTATTAGGAAGAGCAATTCATGTAGATGAATTGGAGAAAATCATGGATTGCGTAGACAAGGCTGTACTTTACTCAGAGATTACAGGATTTGATAATGCGCAATATGTGCATACAATAATCACTGGAGTTTATAATCCGAATAATGATGTATTGATTGTTAAATCTATTCCAATGGAGAATAAGGAAGATGTCTATAAAGTTACACTTATGTGTGGCAATAAATCTATCATTATCTCCATGGATGAGATTCCAGTATCCCATAAATATCATATTGCTTTTGATATTTATAAGGGATGCTCTAAGCCGTACAATGGTAGGAGCTATTCTGAGATGGCTATCGAAGATACTGGCATTATGCTTAATGCCATCAATAATGCCAGAACTGGTCAGCTTTGCACTAGAGATATCTTCCAAGTTGCAAATATGATATTTGTTCCGCTTGATCTTATCAATGTAGGAATTTATTTGAATGGGAAGAGAAGAGTGTTACCTTATATTATCGGATATCTCAACAACCAGAAGAGTGGAGAGAATAAAGGATTTGCTATTAAAGCTACTCCGAGATCAGTAGTTCCTACATTCCTAGAAAGGAATTATGAATTATCCTTATATAATAATGAAGGATTATTTATGGAGCTGATTAAGAAGTATAAGAGTAATAGCATTGAGTCGTTGCTCATGCAGTCTATGAGAACTTATGCCGAAGCTAGGTTGTATTTTATGAATACAGCAGCAATCAAGAATACTGTACAGCAGTATATGGATTATGAGTTCTCAGATGATAGCAAGTTTTACAACTCATCACGCTATATTAATTTAGCGTAAAATTTTATAGTGAAGTACTCTTATTTATAGGAGTACTTCATTTTTTGTATAGGAGGGTAAATTATGGGATTAATTAGTAAAGTATTCAAAAAGAGCTCTGAGACGAAATATCATAGCAATATAGCTATAAGTGCTTATGAACCTGTAGATATTTCATCATATACAATTAAGGACCTCGTAGAAGCCTCACCTATGGGCATCAGAGGAACCTATAGATTGATTCAGAGAGTCACGAATGTAGTATTTATGGTTTCTAAGAAGCAGGATGATATTTGCTGGTCTATAGCAGAAGCTTTAGGTTTTAAGAAATTAAAGAATTCTAGCAAAGATATTGATGATGTATATTTTGTATGTGCATCTGTAGCTGCTATGTATTTATATTCATACCATTACTATGCTCATAAGCTTCCAAATAATGCAGCTGTTACATTTTCATCATGGCTTAAGAAAATGAATAGAGACATGTTTACCTATTATCAGAGAGAAGCTATGGGATGGGAAGACGAAAAAGATGCAGGTACATTTATTCAATTACTTACTAGAAGCGATGAATTAGGTAGACTCATAGACGATGAAAGTATGGCAGATAATGAGTTATTAATGATTAGAGTAACTCCTGATATGGGGCCTGATTATAAAGCATCTATTATGTCTGCTTCAGAATATTCTATGTGCTCTTCAGAAGTAGTAGTGGTATTCATTCATCCTTACCAGTATGGACTTGTGAAAGAATTATATAATATTGACAAAATGGACACATCTGGATATAATCCTCCAGAAGATACATACGATGATATGATAGCATGTGAAATATTAGAGGATGAAGATCAGCAATAAGCCTTATAAGAATTTACATAATCCGAAACAACGGGATAATGAGATATTTAGGCAAATGAGGTTGGTAATATGAATAAAAGTGAGTTTATTAGCATTCTAATGACTGCAACACCAGAAGAAATCAACCGCTATATTGAAGATAAGGGCAAGAAAGGTAAACCTATCTGCCCTGTAATATTTCATAATAGCACAACACACAAAAATTTGGAGGTAAAGGATAATGGAAAGATGTAAAGACGTAGTAGCAGAGATTAAGAAAGGATTATCTCAAAGATCTTCATCTCAAAAAGATGAAGTCAGAGTAATGAGAGCTATGCTCAATGACCCTACATATAATGTAGGTATTTATGATAAGAGCGGAAAGATCGGAGAGTATTGCCCATTTGAAGACTCTAGAGCAATGCTTGGTAGTATTATTAATGAAGCAACAGGAATCCAGCCTAAAGAAGCTCAGGCTCTTGCTAATACATTTGAGTTTAGCAATAAAGAGTCAGCAGCAATGGTAAATATCTCAAAAGAGTATGTGAATACTTATCTTCATACAAACCGCAAGTTGCCATTAGGAGCTAGGGAAAAGAGTAATGTATCATTACTTCTTAAGGAGATTGACGAATCTCAGAAGAAGTTTCCTAATACTATTGGGGATTCTTCTGATAAGAGTACAGGGGTAACAGTAGTACCGGCGCATGAAGGCATCAAAGTATCTGCTCCATGCCCAAGTTACTTAAAGAAATAAATATAAAAGGAGAAAAAACATGATTCCGGAGATTAGATTGTTTATTAGCCAGCCAATGAAAGACAAGACAAATGAGGAGATTCTTAAAGAGAGAAATAGAATCATCGAAGAAGTAAAAGAGCAGTATAGAGATAAAGCATATGTGGTAGTGGTAGATAGCTACTTTGAAGATGCTCCGCATGATGCAGCTCCATTGTGGTTCTTAGGAAAGAGCTTAGAGAAGCTCTCTACAGCAAATGTAGCATATTTTGCTGACGGATGGGATGCAGCAAGAGGCTGCAAGATTGAGCATGAATGCGCTGCTCAGTATGGTATTGAGATTATTCATGATTAATAATAGTTTGGGTAGGCACTTTAGCCTACCCATATTTTTGTGTGGTGCTAGATTTCTAGGTTCCGTAAAAGTCAATATTTTCAATTATATAATATCTCCATGTAAACGATAGGTAATAATTATTCCTATCAAAAATTTCGCCACTGGAGTATAAAGCTCCAGAGAAAGTGAGGTTACCATGAGTGAAACAATGCGTATTTTGGATGCTATGAAGAACGCAAAGACTTCTAAAGAGAGGCTAGAGCTTAGCATAAAACTTGCCAAGGTTAATAATGTACCAGATGATAGAATTATGAAATCATCTGATGACTTAAAAGCATGGTTAGGAGGTGCAAAGTAATGGCAGACAATTTCAATGAAAAGTACAATACAAAGGAGTTTAATAAACTCATGAAAGATTATGATGAAGGGCATCGTGATCTGGATGCAATGAAGAATTATTTTAATCAATGCCTCAATACTTATAATGGTTCTGAGGGTAAAGAGATGAAAGACTACTTTAGTAAGTAGTCTGATTCTCGAAAAGGAGTTTGCTAAATAGCAAGCTTCTTTTTTTCTTAAAATATTGATTGAATATATATTATAATTATGAAAGGAGGCATAATATGAGAATAGAATTTCCATATGAAAAAGAATCTAAATCAAATAGCACTTACAAAATCTTTGGATATCTTGTAGGAGATATTCTAAAGAAAATAACCAAGAGCAATGATGATCCTATTATCATCGATCCAGTAGCAAATAAAAATGAAAAAGGTCTGCCATAGAGCGGGCCTTTAACTTTTTATTAATATTATTTTTTGGAGGATGATACAATGGGATACTTAGCAGATAATTTGGATAGTGCCTATTCAAATACACGAGTTGTCAATGAAGTGTACTTTGGTAGAACCAAAGAAATCATTGAATTAGAAAATGCAGTGCATAATCTCAGATACCCATATATTTCTGGTGATAAACCAAATAATACATTAATGAACAAGATGGCATTTGATCCTAATAAAAAGAAACTTGAAGATGCTATCTGTAATGCATTTGGATTTTCAGATGCATATATTGAAATACAAAGTACTAATGAGAATAATGTATATACTGTACCTACTAGTGTAAGTATTGATTTAGGGTCTAGCAAATTAACCAAATCTGCTAAAAGAGCTAGTTCCAGAACTAGAGGATATAAGTTTGATCCTAAAGATGGAATTGTATTTATGATAATATTAACTACTGGAGTTTTGATGAATCCAGAGTTTACTGATTCTGAAATAGTAGCATTGATATTACATGAAATAGGTCATAATTTTACAGCTACATCAGAAAGAAGTAGTAAGATTTTAACCTTTATTCCTGGAACAGTTATAATACTTAGAGTTGTAGCTAATATAGTAGGTCAGGTGATCGTTGATGAAAAAGAATTCTCTCCTACAGTATTAGCAAATTCTATCATTACAAATTTTATTATCGGATCGAATTTTGGTAAAATGAGTATGTCATACTGGGATAAGTTGGTACAGAGCATAACACTGCAAATGGAAAAAGACCATCCAATTATTATAGCAGCAATAGGATTATTTGCAGGAGTATATAATGTAGTAACAGATTTTATAAATGGAATGAGATGGTTTTCATCAATGTTTCCAAATTACATAAATCTTCCTCCCAAAATGCTAAAGAGTATTATACAGAGTATTGGAGATCCTGGCGGGTATGCTGATGAAAAATTTGCTGATACATTTGCAAGAATGTATGGATATGGACCTGAATTAGTATCAGGGTTAAATAAATTAGAGCTCGGAAGTAATAGCACCACTGAAAAAGTTTTCAGTAATTTCAAAGTATTTAATGCAATATGTTCAGTTTATTCAGCCCCATATAAAATGGCAATTTACGCATTTGATCCACATCCAATAACTTCTGATAGAGCAAAATTTATGGAGAAAGATTTGAGAGATGAATTAAATAGCAAAGAGTGCACTCTTAGTGCTGCAACCAAGAAGCAGATGCTTGAAGATGCTAATAATATTCAAAAAGAATATAATGCATATATGGATTCAATTACCGATCTTAAAGCGGCTAAAGGAGTTGGACTTAGAACGGTTCAATTATGTATCCAGAAATTATTTGGTGGTGATCCCAAAGGTAAAGTAATGGCAACTAATGTGAATAATGATATTAATGCATTCTTTGATGACTTGGAAGAAAGTACTGTAGTTAAACCTAATTACGGTAATTCTATTGCTGATAATATGAATCTTGTTAATGAAAGATATGCTAGAATAAAGTCCTCTAAATATAGTGGAGGGTCTTCTACAATTTTAAATGATTTGTTGTAATAAAAAAGGAGTGCTATGATAGCACTCCTTATTTTTTAAACTAAATCTAAAAGATCATCAAAGATAGAAGATTCATTTGCTGCTCTTCTAGCGCGCTTTCTATCATTACTATTACCAGTTACTCCATGATCCCTTTGCTTTGTTCTTCTCATCTTATCTCTATATTTATCATCGATAGTATTATCATATGCTGCATTAACTCTTTCTGTACGATCTTTAGTAGTTCTTGCATCCTTATTCAACCCCATAACTACCCCATCAGATACTTTATTTTTAGCCGCAGCTGAAGCCGTTTTGCCCCATCCATCATGGTATTTTGTGTTTCTTTTCATATTTCTAGCATATGAATACGCATATTGTGATTCACCATTGAATTCATTAAATGCAATTCTGTCACATTCTTCCATGATACTTTCAATGCTCTGATTCATATCAATCATTGTACTTATCCTCCATTAAATATATTATAATACACTAATTAAATAAAAGTAGAAAAAAAAACGATTTGCTATTAAAAAACTGATATTTTTCAAAAATTTTGGAAATATCTCGCCTCTCTAATTACCTGAACATTGAGATAATTATGCACGAAAGGAGGCAATTTTGTATGGATATGTTT